TCATAATATCTTAAATCATTGAATTGTGTATTAATTTGTACTAAATAATTATTATTATTTCTAAAAAAAGTTTCTAATTTTAAAGGATATTCTAAAAGAGGATCTATTAATATTATTACTTTTTTTTTATATTTATTTAAAAAAGAAGGATATTGTTGATTATTTTTTAGAGTTATTATGTTATAATCTTTCATAGAACATCCAACTGCCATATAAATTAGATTAAATTGAAATTCTTTAATTTTATCAAATATAAAATTCCACATAATTGTATAAATAATTATATTAAATAATTATAAATTTAATTCAATTTTTATTAATTATATTTAAACAGATATATTAATATATCAAAAATAAATCTATTTTTTTAAATTACTAGGAAGTAGTCCACCTGATTCAAATAAATTAATAAATACTGTTAAAAATATAAAATATAATAAACCTCTATATATTAGAAAAAAAATTACATGCTTTTAGATTTAACAGACTGTATAATAGATTCTTTATATAAATTTAGAAAATATAGTAACTTTAAAACTTGATAAAGAAAAAATAACACAAACAACCAAAAATTTGAATCTTATTATTGGTATAATTCCACCCATAAATTCAAGTATGGCCGATTATGAAGAACATAAAATATCTCTAAATTTAATAAACTATTAAAAAAATTTAATAGTTTATTATGAGGTTATAAAGTTGTTATTATTAGATAATATATTAATATCATACAATAATTGAATTTTATTTTTTTTTAAATTATATAAATCATTATTTAAATTTTTTAAATTATTAATTATTCCTATTAATTTATTAATAATATCATCAATTTGTTTATTTTGATAATAGATTTTGATAATAGATTTTGATTTTCTTGCGGCATTACATTTTATTAAAATATATTTATGTGTTATTTTGATATTTGAAAAATTATATAAATATGTTTCATAATTCATATGTAAATCATTAATGATTTTATTAATTGTATTTTTTTCAATATTAGAATAATAGACAATAATATTGCTATATAATTTAGTAATATTATTATATAATATAGTACAGAAATTAATTTTTCTTTTTATACATTTATAATTTATTTTAATATTTTCCCATTTATAAATTTCAAATACTTTACAAATCTCTATAAATAAATTTATTTCATTATAATTTTTATCTAATTCATTTATTTTAGTTTGTATATTTTTTAACTCTAATTCGAGTGTTTCTATAAGTTTTTGTATTTTATTTTTATTGTCTAGAATAAATAGTTCTGATATTTTTTTCATGTAAAATATAATTTTAAATATAAATAAATCCTATATCAATTTTTCTGATATTATATATATATATGCTTAATACCCTTAAAGAATTTATTTATATGAGATCAAAATTAATTATAATCAATGGACTTAATTATATAATTAATTTTATATTAGATAATCTAAAGGATTTCTTTATTTATCTCAAAAATAGTAATATTTTAAATATAGGATTTGGAATGGTATTAGGAACACAAATTACTTTATTCGTGTCTGCAGTATTAGATTATATTTTTAAACCTATAATAGATAGGTTTATTATTTTGTTTAATAAAAAATTTGATGAAATTACATATTGTATTTTTGATATCCAAATACAATTAGGAAAATTTTTATTGGTATTAATTAAATTTTTAATGACCTTATATTTAGTTTATATAATCTCTAAATTATCAAAAACATTAAAATTTGAAGAAATAGAATTATTTTTAGTAAATATAAAACAACGTTTAAGTTAAAAAAATTACTTTTTATCTTCTAAATTATATAGAAATGCTTTATGATTATGCCATTTTTGGGATGGGTCCAAGTGGAATTAATTTGACGTTAGAATTAACAACATTATTTCCCAATAAAAAAATAATTTGCATAGAAAAAGAAAATATAATAGGTGGATGTTGGAGAGTTGAATGGGATAATAACCTTTATACAGAACATGCACCTAAAGTAGTTATTGTAGATAATATTAGTAATAATTTTTATGCATTTTTAAAAAAACATAATTTTGATGTAAATAATGAATTAATTAATTTATATGGTAATTTTTTTAGTTCTAAAAAAAAAATATTTTCTACTTTTTTTAAACATTTAAATATATTTGATATATTTAAATTATTAAAAGGATATTTATTCATTCGTCAAAAAATGACTGTATCTGAATGGTGTAAATTTAATAATTTATCATCTAAAGCTTGCGAATTATTAAATATTCTAACAATATTAACAGCAGGTAATCCAAATAATGTACTTATATCTGAAATTTTTAATTCATCTTCCAGTTTATTATCTAATATTAAAATTTTTAAAGATTCTGAAAAATGGTTACAATTTATAGAAAATAAAATTCAAAGTAACAATAATATTACTCTAATAACAAATAGTAAATTGATTTATATGAATAATAAAAATAATAAAATTATATATGCAATATTAGATAATTATCAATTAATTTATGCTAAAGAATATATTCTAACTATACCAATCAAAGCATTATATAATTTTTTAATTAAACAAAATATTGTTATTAAAAATAATTTTGGTTGTATTAAACATATGAAAAATCTTGTTGATATTGGATGTTATTATTCTTTTGGTTTTCAATTACATTTTGATCAATTAATAAAATTAAACGATTTAATATTTAATAAAAATGAATGTAAAACTAATTGGTGTTGTACATGTTTTAATGATTATAATTTTATAATTATACCAATATCAAATTTTTCAACAAATTATACAAAAGATAGTACCATTAAAACTGTATGGTCTTGTTGCATAGTTAATACAACAAATATTATTCAAAAAAGAAATAAAACAATTAATGAATTATCAAAAAATGAAATAATAGAAGATATACTTAATTTTTTACCACAAAATATTAAGCCTAAATATGTAACTATTTATGATGGAGTTACAAAAGAAGATGGAAAATGGATAAGTAAAGATAGTTCATTTAGCATCACAGAATTTGGTATAATAGATTTCCAAGGTTATATAGATAATTTGTATTCGGTTGGTTTACATAATACTACAGGTACAGCTACAATAAATAAAGCTATCAAAAATACAAATAGATTCATTGATATAAAAATATGTAATGTTCTAATAATAGATAAAATAAAATATCTTCCTTACATAATTATTGGATTATTATTAATTATAATAATTATATTTTATGTATACAAAATATAGTATAAAAAATAAAAACTAATAAATTTTTATTTGATATATAATTAAAATCATATTTATATAATTTATATAATGAACAACAATTATAATTTTATATCAATGGTTGATGAGGCCTATGAATTATTAAATTCTAAAACAAAAATTACAAATGAACAATCTTTAGATAAACATGAATTCTTAGATACTAATTTACTATTACCAAAATTGGATATAGAAACAACTATAACAAAATTATATTGGAAAAATATTCAAGCTTATTTAACTATTATAAATCGACCAGATGAACATTTTATTATATTCATTAAAAATGAATTATGTAATAATAAAATTAATTGGTATTCAGATAATAAAAAAGATGGTATAATTATTCATGGTAGATATCAAAAAGTGAATACTATTATAGAATTAATTAAAAAATATATTAATTTATATGTAATTTGTCCTAGTTGTAAAAAAAAAACTACAGAATTAAGTAAACTATCCTCTAAAAGATATCAATTTAAATGTTTTCATTGTGAAATGACAAAAATATTATTATAAAATTCAATATGAAGACTATATTTTTTTCACATAATAGTACAGGGTTATAGAGTCATGTTAAGCTTCTACAACCTCAAGATCTTGATGTATTATTGGAGGTAGATCTCTCCATATACGTTGGTCTATTCCCTGTTTAATAGCTATTAATACTAGCTCTCTATTTGCTTTTAATCTATTTGATGCATAATGTAAGGCATTACAAGCTTGCGTAACTGCAGTATATACAATTTCATCATCATTTCTTAAATCCTCAGAGGCATAGTAAACCTTTATTATGAACACCAGTTAATATAATCGCTCTGTTATTTCTAAATTGAATTGGTATAAATTGAATTATATTTCCATTAATATAAGCGGCATCGAGTACAAAATTAAAATCATTTTTTAAGTTTTCTGGGATATATTCAAATATATGGGCATTGATGTTCTGTTCAATAGCCCGTAATAAAAATTCTTTATTGCATTTTAATTCTTCAGATGCATAAAGAAGCATCTGTGGATGATTTCTAAGAACTAATAATAGAAAATCTTCATTACCAAAAATACAATGCCTAAGTCTTTCAGACCTAATTAAATTTAAATCTACTACACTACAGGATGGAAATTCTAAAATTTCTTGAATGAGACCAATAGATTTCAAATTCATTATTAAATTTTCATCAATATCAATATCATGATAAAGGGCATCTGGATCATAATTAGCATAGATTATATTAAATAACATAGCATCATTTTTGGGTAACCTGACTATATTCAACTCTATATTTGTTTCACCCCGTTCAAAATAGTAACAAATAGGAGTTGGCCTCCTATATGTGTATCTTAAAATTTGGGTAAACTCGTGTAGTATTAGGAAATTAGTATGATGTATCCCTAGCAGTTCACCTATTCTTTCAACTAAATCTATAATAGTACTAGAATAAGGCAATGTAACAGTTTGTCTACTAAATGAATATATAATAAAAGTAATCTCTTGATTATAGACTTTAGTTTTAATCATATCTTTAATATCACTATATAATTTATTCATAAAACTAATATAACCTTTATTATTTTCTTTTTGAATATTACTAGTTTTTTGACAATTTTTGCATTTATTACATGCATGGCACATTTTTTCATTTTTAATAAAATTAATTTCAAGATAATTATCTTTGCATGTTGAACAAAAAAGCATATTATTAATATTATAATAACTATTATAAAATAATAGTTATTATTTTAAATCATAAAAATACTTAAGTTTTGTAAACTCTAATATGAAGACAAAATATTTTTTTCACCATTAAATAAAAGTATAGCTTTTATTTGTTTCTAAAAACATAATTATCATCAGTTTTAATAACACATCTTTTACCTAAATCACATTTAGAATATGGTAAATACATTGCAGATTTTATTGAAGTTTCATCTAAGATATTTGAATATTTTGATACTTCTTTTATAAAAATGCTTTTAATTCTTTTTTAATATCTGTAAATTTATCATATCTTTCTTTTGTGTGATGTTCGTGTTTGATTCTCTTCCTAATTATATTATTGTCTCTTATGACTTGACCTAAATGTTGAGGTGTAATATCAAAATCTTTATATTTCTTTTTTATTATTTGTTCATTTTTTTTAATTTTTGTATAGCATATTTAACTTATTCTTTTGTTATTTTATAAGATATTGGTTTTTTATTTTTTCTAATTCATTATATCTTTAACCGCTTCTATATAAAGATTGTTTGGACAATCAAAAATTTTACATACATCATCTAAACTAACATCATTATTAAGATAATATTTAACTGCTGATATTTTATAGTCTTCGCTTTTGTGTTTTAACATAAATATTTGTATATTAAAATTTTGTCTTATTTTAATAAAGAATAACATATATTTATTTTTTAATATGATGATAAATATTATCATATTAAAAAATATATATCATTTTATGATATATATCATCATTTATATAATAATTTACCGTAGGCGTAAAACAAGGTGAATTGTTGACTCTTTTTGAATATTATAATCTGATAGAGTTCTATTATCTTCGAGTTGTTTTCCAGCAAAAATTAAACGTTGTTGATCAGGTTGAATACCTTCCTTGTCTTGAATTTTAACCTTAATATTATCAATTGTATCAGATGATTCAACATCTAGGGTAATAGTTTTACCTGTTAAAGTTTTTACAAAGATTTGCATTATTATATAATATATTATATATTAAATATTTTTAAATCATTTTTGTTAAATATATATAAATATATTTAATTATTATATTGAATTTTTTAAAATTATTATTACCTTAATAATTTATTTTAATCCAATTTAAAGGAAACATATCATAAGTTTTATTATGTATTGGTTCTTGAGAAAAACAGTGTGTAGCTGTAGGGCTAAACCAAGTGCTTGGATATAATACCATTTTATTTTCATTAGTATTGAACATCCCACCCCACCAACTGAATGTGCTATTAGCTATTATATTATGATAACAGCAACTCATTAACAATAATTGTTCCCAATCATGTAATTCATGATTACATCTTTTAAATTGAAATTCAGGAAAATCTAAAGATAATTTATTTATATGTTTTAATACTACATCTAAATCTGCATCTTCGCAAAAATATAGTATAAATAACTTATGTTTAATCTTATTTGATAAAAAAGTTAAAGCATTTTTATAATAATTGATTGGTAATATTGGATAAACATGCGAATAATGAATATAATCACCTATTCTAAAATGTAAACTGACTGTATATTGATAATTAAAAGGAATAATATTTTTTATCAAAACATTATTTTTTAAATAAGTAATATTTAATAATTTATAAATAATATCATATTCATTTATAAAATATTTATATGATTGAAAATAACCATATAATTGATAATTATATAATGGATTTATTACTATATTCATAAATTCTTGAGATGATTCAAATATTAATATACTAGGAGGTAATATATCATATAAATAGGGTTTAAGTGATGAAAGCAAAGTATCATAATATGTATGTCTTGTATATTCTCCAGCGGGAGCAAGTATTTTTTTATTTTTAAATCCAAAAGTGCTATTATTTTGCAATGCCAATGCTATTGTACAAAATATCATAAATAATTGATTTCCTAAACCGGCATAAACATCAAAACTAATCATAACCTATAAAGGTTATTTACTTTAAATATATTATATTTAAATACTTTAAGTATTTTTTTAAAATATATAAATAATTCTAACTCTAGGATAATCATATTCTTAATAATCAATAAAAATAAAATAAATATTTTTATTTATTTTATATATCAGTATAAAAAATTTTAAAGATACTAAATTTAGTAAAATTCTTTGCTTAAATTATTTATTTAGATTTTTTATTATAAATATGATTTTTTATTTGATATATTCTACTATATATATAATGTTATCAGTTGTAGATCAATATTTAAGTAAAGAATATCAACAAATGGTTGGATTTTATAATATTATAAATAATTCAAATAATACAATTTTAATTGGAGATGTTACATTTCTTTCATCTTTAACAACATCTTCAATTTCTACATTTTATCAATCAGTAAGTATAAATTCCAATTTTTATAATTCTGCTAATATATATTTAATTAATGATGTAACATGTTTATCAAATTTGGCAATTTCCGGAAAAAGTTATTTTAATAATGATATAATAACAACAGGAGATATATGTGTATCAAAAAATTTAAATATTAATGGCGATTTAATAGTTAACAATAATATTAATTTTATTGGAGATACAACTTTTAATTCTTCTTTATGTGTAAATAGTATTAGTACTATTCAAAATAATTTGTTGACTACCAATATATATCCTATAACAGATACAATAACTATAGATAGTGATATAATTAACATAGGTAGTAGTAATTCAATTGTAACTCTAAATGGTACCACAAATTTTATAGCTAGTACAAATTTAGGTATTACAAATAAATTAATAAATTTAAATTACAGTGCCTTAACGTCAAATAATTTTGATAATGGTGGAAATTGTGGAATAAAAATCTTGGGAACAAATGGCGATGGATATTTACAAACATCTAATGATGGTTTACGATATATAATTAAAGCTCCTCTAGATCCTAGTTTTAAATATATAGCTACTGTTGATAATAATAATAATTTAAATGTTTCAGGAGCTAGTTTATTTCAAAAAAGTCTAACAGTAAATTCAACTTTATATGTACTGGGAAATGCTATAATGCAAGGAGATGCTCAAATTAATATGGGATTATCGGTTTCCAATATAACTTTATTCGTAGGAAATTCAACAATGCTTGGTAATATTAATGTTAATGACAAAACATTATTAGTTGGAGATACAACATCATTATTATCTTTAACGGTGGCCAAAAATGCAATATTGAATGAAACTAATATAAATTCACAATTGATTATTCTAGGGGATACATTTTTTTGTAATAAAACAACGGTAAATTCCTCTTTAAATTTATTTGGAGATTCTGAATTTGTTAAAGATTATACAATAAATTCTAATATAATAATATCTAGTAATACTATTTTAAATGGTGCAGTTAGTATCAATTCAGATTTAAATATATTTGGTAATTCAATTATTAATGGTTCTTCAAATATACAAGCTAATTTGTTAGTTTCTGGAAATGCAAATATTTATGGATCGACAACTATACAGTCCAATTTATATATTGCTGGAAATTCCCTTTTAAATAACAATGTTACATTAGGAAAAAATATTACATTTTATAATTCAACTACTCAAACCACTCAAAGTAAATTTAATATATTAGGTAATATAATTAGTCCTTTATCCGAATTTAAAACTAATTCATTAGCAGCAGCAAATGATGTTCCTTTATGGGGATTTTACAGAACAGGGGGTATTGTAAAAATTAGAGTGTCAATAACTCCTCCGCATTTATTATTAATAGGACCTTCTACAATTACAATTAACTTAGGATCTGACTATATTGAACAAGGAGTAAATGTAGTAGAAAATGCGTATTTAGATGAAAGCAATGATATTGTACCTTATCTTATTTCTATAGATAATGCTACAACTACTAATATAATTGATACACCTATTCCAATTACAACTACCACTATAATAAATATACAAGTATTACCTTTGGGTACTTATACTATTACATATTCAGCAACAGATCCTGTTGGAAATAATGTAACAAAAATTAGAATATTATCAATTATATGAAATAATAATACTTTTATTTTTCTATTATTAACCGATTAGATGATATGAATGAATCAATTAATTTAATTGTAAAATTATTACATTTTTCATATTTAATTAAATAAAATATGATTTTTGTTAAGTAATTATGACAATTATTAGTTTGCTTTATAAATACAAATATTTTATTATTTAACTTTATAATTTTAAAAGAATTTTTATCTCTATATTTTTGCCAGCATATAATAGTATTTGGATATTGTATAATGATATCGACAAAAGATCTCAATAATTCGTATAATAATTGTGTAGTTAGTTTAGGAGAATTATATAATATCAATTTATCATTTTTTTGAATTGAGTTTTTTTCATTTAAAAAAGTATTCTTTATTAATGTTAAATTATCTTTGATAAGACTTATTTCTATACCTTTATTTTCTAAATTTTTAAATAATAGAATATCTTTGATTAAATTATTTATATTTATTGTTATTCTTAAATAAGGTAAAACTTCTTTAAATTTAATATTTATTTTATTTGAATCTAATATTAAATTTAT